CTATTTTGCTGTTTGTGAGGCGGATTCTGACGCCGTTTCAGTGTCAGATGATGCAGAACTATCCACTGCAGCGACTGTGGACGTTGGTGTTTGCACTTCGTCAGCAACTTTATTAGCCGTCGCTTCAACTTGGCTTTCCTCGTCACTTTTAACTGTTGGTACTGTCACTGTTTGAACGTCAGTAATAACGCCCAGCATACCAAGGATCGTTAATACTGTGTTAATAACGGCAACAATGGCTGACCAGTCACCAGTAAACTTAATGCCAAACATGGCAAAGACTTGTTGAACCAACACAATTAATAACGAAATAATTCCAGCGATCAACTTACCATTCAAGCTACCATCAACATTCTTAAAACTAATTTTTTTAATCATATTTTACCTCCTATAAAAACTTCTCTGCAACATATACTAGCAACGTGACAAGCACGCCACTAACCAGGACACCGATAACCCAATTCTGTGTTTGAGTAACCCGTCCTATCTCATGCTCGACCTCAATTGACTTGGCCAGTGCCTTGTCTGCTTTGTCGCCAATATCGTCAACTTGATTCAGCTTTTCTTCGATGTTCTCAACTTTCGTTTTGGTGGTGGCCACATCCTTTTGAATATCCATTAATAACTTAGTTGTATCATCATATTGTGCCATTACCGCACCACCAATCGCTGGCCGGGATAGATAGTGGTGTAAATCGTCTTGCCGTTCTGACTAGCTAATGCAGTCATGCTCAGGCCGTTGCGTTGTGCAATTGTCCACCAGCTGTCGCCAGACTTGACTGTGTAATACGTATGACTAACCAGCTGACCAGTAACTCGCTTACCGTAGTCCGGCCCGTTGGTGACGCCTAGCTTAATGAAGCCATACTGGCCATTTGAACGGGTGTAACGTGCCCATACATAGTCATGTTCAATAATGACGGCGTTGTAAGTTACACTCTCACCGCTGTAATAGGTAGCCACTTGACGTACCTTGTCTGAGTCCGTGTAGCGAACGGCCAGTGTCCGGTTAGGATAGAACACCCCACGTTGGTCATATTTAACGACCTTAAAGGTGGCTTTCTTAGCTGCCTGAGCCTTCTTAATGTTGGTTTGAGCTTCTTTCTTGCTAGCAGTCGTGTATCCTGACTTAGTAATTCCCGTTAGGTCAACATTGCCGTCTAATCCACCTGCTTTATACATGCTGGTGAATTGGAAGATAGCCACACCGTCCATTGATGGGAACCAGTTATAATCCGGCTTAGTTCTCACCAGATAGTCCGGATATTCAGCTAGCCATAGGAAATCACCGTAGGCACGTACAATGGCGCTAACATTAACATGAGCATTGAGGTAGGCCTTGCCGGAGTACAGCATCGGTGTATAGCCAGCCGCTTTAATGAGGGCCATCTGGGCTAGAATGGCATTAGTGTTGGCTGTCACGCTATTAGAAGCACCGTCCTCATAATCTAGCGCTACAATACTACCCTTAGGTGTCTTAACTCGTGGCAAGTAATAGGCCATCATAGCCTTGGCATTAGTCATATTGCCACCAACACCGTCCCATAAATAGGTGTGTACCCGTTTACCAGCCTGTTGAGCTGATTTAACTTGGCTGTTATACGTTGTCTGAGGGATATTAGTACCACCATAGAAACCACCGGCCTGTGAGAATACAAACTTATCGGAACTATAGCCAAATGTCCCACTATTACCGTTATACTTAGACCAATCCGGCCCTTGATCACGACTAGTTGACGCCTGACTGGTAACATTGACCATTAAAAAGGCCATAAAAATGGCGCCCACCGTTAAGATGAGTGCCTTTAACTTGTGCTTATTCAATTGTCTACCTCCTATTCACTTTATCAAAATATCAGCGCACACTTGCAACTGTGTCGTAGTTGTAATAGCTGTTGCGGTACCAGCAATGTTATGTTTCAATACTGAAACAGCACCGTTAGGGTTCCATGATAAACAGTATAAATTCCAACCAGATGATTGTTGAACAACAGCAACATTCTCTGCAATAATGCCGATTGAAGATGGCAAGTTAAACAACGTCGTAGCCGAACCAATAGCTAAATCTGCACTTGGAGAAACTACACCACTAACGTGTAGTTTGTTACCAGTTCGCACATAGTTCAAAGCACCCGTGCTACTAGTTGTGCCTGCCTTGTAAAATGCCGGCGTCACATCCAGGTTGCCAGAAGTATATTTTATTTTATTATCAATAAGTGTGTTTACTTGGTCGTTAGTCATAACACCTTGTGGCCCAGTATCACCTTTATCTCCCTTAGCAATCGTGCTTGCGGCTTTATTCATTGCTGCCACAAAGTCATCAAAAGTAATGGTCGTAATCGTGGTACCATTGGTGCTTTGAATGTTATTGGTAATTGTAAAACCAGTCGTCCCATCACTAGGGTAGATTGACGTCCCGGTAGGATCAACCACCCATACTTCAATGGCATAGCTACCAGCAGTTAAACTAGTCATCAAGTCAGCATTAAAGGTAACGGTAACTTGACCAGTCGTTGGGTCCGTTAAACTAGTTGGGTCAATAGTGGCTGATTTAAGATAGCCACTAGCATTGCCCAATTTAACGGTAATTGAAGTGGCATTAGTTAAGTCCGTTGCCACGTTATCATTGCCACAAATTAACGTAAAGCTAGTGGTGGTATCGCCAATTTTAACAGTCTGTGGTGAAGTATCGGTAAAACTAAGCGTTTTCGCCATCTTTAGGTGCCTCCTTTTCAGCCAACTTGGCATTAAGCTGATCGATTTGAACTTGAGCCATCGCTAACTGCTGGTCTTTAAGGGCAATCGCTTGGGCATAGTTACTCGTCAGCTTGTTAATCAAAGCCTGTGCATCAATATTCATAATTTAAGCCTCCTGTGTGGTTGTGGTAACTGGCTTTAAAGCGGTCAGACTGTCAATTAGTGTGTTCAACACCTTCAATTTAACCCTATCTGCTCCCCCGGCACCTCCAGCAATGGCGGTGTTAAATTCATCCATGGTAATACTTACCTGTGAACTGATCCCCAGCGTGTTAATTTGAATGCTAATAGTCATAATATTGTTCGTGTAATCTGGTTTATAATTTGTAATCAAAATGCTATCCATTTAATTTTGCCTCCAATTTGTTTAATCTAGCTTCCAATTCCATGTTGTGACCATTTAATTGGTCAATCTGCTTTTGTTGTTCCTGTACCGTAGCTAGGGTGGCATTTAAAAGCACACTGTCATCCACCCCATTTAACCTGCCGTTTTCATCACGACTAATAAATACATCTGGCAATTGCCACTGTTTTGTTACATTAACGTCGTCAACAATGCTAGATAATCGCGAATGACTGGTATTATCGTCGGTTTTGTATTGGTATGTTGCCAAGTCAATTGAGTTAACTAGTTGTGCCCAATAGGCCGTATCAGCCTTTTGAACGTCCCGCTTAACACTTAATAGGGACGATTTAACCAAACTAGTATAGTTAACGGCGCCTGCATAAATATCAGCTGCACCGCCACCGCCCTTGGCAAAGTGAATAGCCCCTTTGTCCCAACTAGTGAAAGTATGTCCGGTATTAATATGGAAATTGCCAATATCTAATTCACGATTAAACTCAATCGCATTGCTTCCTGCGACATCCGTGCCAAAATTAGCAATCTCTTTGCCAGAAAAGTCTACAACACGCCACCAAGTAGAAGCTTGGTCTGCAATAATGTTGCCGTAACTATTAAATGAGATACCTGTTCCGTTCATTTGAAGACCACTAAAATGAATGGATTGCGTACTACCCCATAAATGAATACCATCTAATGGGCTAAGAATAACCTGACCAGTTAATTGATTACCGGAAACAGATTGTGAGAATGACATATCCTTGCCATTAGTAAAGCCAGAGTTCAAAGAAATTATATCGCCACTAAAATTGCCATCATAAGCTTCATATTGACTTCCGGAAGAGTTTATGGCGCGATACATGGTTCTTAGTCCGCCACCACTCATCTCTGTCCTTAGAGCGTCCATTGAGTTAAAGAGTGTCGTGGAAGCTTTGCCAGTAGGTTCAATGGTGAATGGATAAAAATTACTAGTATTGTTAGCGTCATTGATAATGTCACCATCATGGAATGTTTTACCGTTTAATGTATCAGTAATATTCGCGTTAGGAATTATAACTGGCTTCTTAGTATCAAAGTAAATCGTGTCAGCAGCTAGCGTTAGTTGACCACTAGATGATATTAGGGTATTACCGGCCTGAATATTAATCTGGTCAATCAAGCCATCTTTAGTAACTCTAAGGTTAATATCATCAGACATTTGAGAAATCATAGAGTCTTGACCACCATATACGTAAGGTGTGGCCACACCACCAAGTTCTAGTTTTAGCTCTGTAAAGAATAAACCAGAAGAAGCGCTATTATTAGACCCGATGTTGTCAACTCGAATATAGCCTTCGTTATCATTAGCTCCAGTTGTGAAAGTAACCGTATACTGGTCAATATGTGACGGAGAAGTTACCAAATTCGTAAACAGTCCGTGAACGATATCGTAATCATTAGTAGACCCATAAGTCCTAGTTAACAAATAGACATTTGCACCGACAACATTAGAAGATGCAAAAGCTTTAAATTGGAACGTATAAGTTGTATTTGGTGATAATGGAAAACGATTTGAGCCAGCGGCAGCAGTACCATTTTGAGCTGTATTTAAATAAAGCAGTGCCCCAGTGCCGTTCTGGTAGAAAGTATGTGTAGTCACTGATAGTTTCCGGTCAGTTGCCCCCCAGTTCATTAATGTCCAACCAGTAAGTGGGGTAGTAAAGTTGCTTGAATATGGAATTAAGTTGGCATTATTAGCATCTGATTTAGAAACCTTGCTAGCAATCATATCCTTAGTCTGTGTTTGATAAGTTTGAAAGTCACTAGATTCTACCTTGCTAGATATTTCCTTAGCGGTTGTAGCTTGATAGGCTGAAAAGTCACTAGTAGCTACCTTTTGGGCTATCAAGCCAGCGGTAGTTGTTTGGTAAGCTGAGAAGGTGCCATTATCAACTTTCTGGGCTATCTGGCTAGCTGTTTGTGTTTGATAAGTTGAAAAAGCACTATTACTTACTCTATCAGTTATCTCACTGGCAGTCTGTGTTTTGTCAGACGCATACTCTGAGCTAGAAACTTTGTCATCAATCAGGTCAGCAGTCTGTGTCTTGTACGTGTTAAAGTCGTTAGACGACACCTTACTATCAATCGACTTAGCAGTTGTAGCTTGGTAGGCTGAAAAGTCCTTAGTAGCCACCTTTTGGGCTATTAAGTCAGCGGTAGTCGTTTGATAGGCTGAGAAAGCACCATTATCAACTTTCTGCGCTATCTGGCTAGCTGTCTGAACCTTGTAACTAGCATAGTCTGAGTTAGCAACCTTGGTAGCTAGTCCATTTTCTAGGTCAGCAATCGTTAGCTTGGAACCGTCTTTTAGGTCTGTCACTGCTTGACTAGTTACTTTGCCATTGTCTATTGCTGTAGTTGCTTGGCTAAAGGCATTATCAGCCGTACTTTGAGCTTTAGCAGTAGCTGTAGAGTTGCTGTTTATTTCAGCACTAGCTTGACTACCAATTGCTTGAGCTTGGCTAAAGGCATTATCAGCTGTACTTTGAGCCTTAGCAGTAGCATTAGACTGGACGGCTATTTCTGAATTGGCGTAATTGTAATTGCTATCTGCGGCTGATTTAGCGGCATTCGCTGTAGACTGTGCGATTAAAGCGGCACTATCAGCATTTTCTGCCTGACTAGCTGCATTGTCAGCCGTATTTTGAGCCTTGATAATTTTAATGCCATCATCGGTTAGAATGACCTGAGTTGCGTTAGATTCAGCCATTTAATTCACCTCCCTTCTAATCAGCCGTGCTATCATTTTCATTGATTGTCCCCTTATCAATCACACTAGCTGCCGATCGTTTCGTAATGGGTATTGTGTACACCTTTTCCTTTTCAGCTGAATAGGGATCAATTTCTAGTACCCGCGTGTTAAAGGTCACTAACAAGTAGGCCTGTGTACCTTGGTAAAAGACGTTGCAAGTTTCCACTTCACGGCTTTCATCGGTTAGGTTGGGCATTACCATATCATTGTCAAAGTAAGCTTCAAACTCGGCTCCTTTATGCACGACATTTAAAGCCCATACCTTATGTGGGTCCTCATTTGTTTCTTGACCACCACCGGCCGCAAAGTAAAAGTAAGGGAAGTCTAGGCATTCAGACTGGTAGGTGTTCTGATTAAAATCAATCCCATAATCCGTGATATTAAAGTTGTATAGCACGTTGTAATTGCCGGCTAGCAGGTCACTAGCTTTGAGAATGTCTGTGCTACCATTGTTATAACCGATTGAAACCATATCATGTTGACGGTCATAGTTAATTCGGCCATACCCTTTAAGGGTCATAATCTGTTGAACTCGTTTATCGGTAGGCTGTAAGGTAACTCCCGGTAAATAAGGGAAACGAACTAGAATATAATCATGGTCATTCTTCAAGCTCACAATGTTCCAAATATAGACCGTGTTATTAACTTCCTGTACCCCAAACGTCCCACCATGTTGACCATGGACTTGCAACATCACTGACTGCACGGCAAACTTGCTATCCTGCAAAGCGAACATAACATCTTTAGAACCACTAGAATCACGTGCCCGACTAGTTAGATATTGCCCATTGCTTAACCGTGCCATGTATTGGGTCGCTGAATGCGCCCCATTATCATCTGGGCCATAGACGCCTAAATAGCTGATATTAGTGGTGTCTAGCTTAATCTCGGGGTCATCTTGGATATAGTCAGCTTCAATCGTGCCGTGCAAGGTACCAACAGCGTTACTAGCTGCATTGATTAAATAGCCTGTTTGTTGGTAGCTGGTGTCAACCGTGCCATCGGTATTATAACGGCGCCAGATAAAGCCCTTGCTGTCAATATACGATGAAATATTGGTGCTACCTTCCCAAGCCTGTAAGATTAAGCGCTTAGTTTGGGTGGTATCAGTGAAATTGTTACCGTCAGGCGTTAAAGCTACTGGTTTAATCGAACTAGCATCGGCCTTAGCTTCTTCAACCGCCTTACTGAGTGCGTTCTGGTACTGTTCCATCCATGCCGGCGTGGCTACTTGAACAGTTGTATACTCGCCAAAACCAACCGTGTTGCCATACGGGTTAGCAAAGCTGATTGTCCGTTGAATAACGCGACCGCTAGCGTCTAATACGGGCTCAATTAACTCATCTTTAAACCTAATCGTGGCGCCTAATGGCGGATTAAAGTTGGGTGTTACATTCACCTCATAATAAGTCCGCGGGTGGTTGTATAGCTTAAGCATATCCTGAGCCCAGGCTTTCAAACCGGCTGAATTGCTAATCTGATTAGCGGTAACCACAGCTTCGTAGTACAGGCCAGCTTGCCAATCAGGGTTATATTTCTGATTAGCGTCATCATCAACAATGTAAGGCTTACCATCATTGACCACTGCAATCGTGCTACCGTTGGCCCCATATGGGATTAACTTAGTCACGGGCGTTGATACCGTTGTCCGTTTAATACTAGTGATGTTCTTGCCAAATACCGCCTCGTTATAGACCACGTCAGCATTAAGCTTGTCAGTAATGACACACACCTTTTTCTTGATGTTACCTTGGCTATCAATCTCAACATAAGGGTCAATTTCAACGTTATAGGTTTGAATGAGTGTCTGTACTAATGTACTAGCTTTCGTTTTACTATCAATGGTAATTGTCGGGGTCATCACATTAGTTGTCTGATAGTCTAGTGTCCAGCCAGTGGCATTAAAACACTTGTTAAAAGCTGTTTGAATCGTGCTTGTACTGGCGGTAGCAGCAATAGGATAATGATGGGCTAGCGTGTACAAGCATAAATTGGTGAAGTTAGCCGTTGTAACGTGTTTAACAGCGGCGGTATTGCTCTCTTCCACGCTGTATATACGCATGACATACCAATGGCCCGATAGCTCGTCATAATAGGCTAAGTTGTTACCAGCCACCACCTTATCTGAATCAGGTTGACCTTGAAGCACGTCTAATGAGCCTTGATGGTCGAACTTTTTAGATTGGGCATTTAGGTTAACCGTGCCATTAAACGTGTCATTAGTACCCACATTAACATCATCATCATATGACGTGCTAGTTGTGTCTGAGTCGGCTAGTTGAATCTTGACGCTGTCGTTAGAGAACTTAGTGGCCCCATCCACGGTTAGAGTACCAATCCGCTTTAAATTATGGTCTAGAATTAAATACTGGTTATTTAAAGCCATCTGTTAACCTCCTTATTTTAATTATGTAAAAAGGCCACCCAATTGAGGGAAGCCTTTAAAGTGTTGCTATAGTAATCTGGGTAGATATTTAAGCGTGATTTGTGCGTCATCTAGGTCACCAATCATAGTTAGGCTATTAACCCCCGGACTAAGCTTGGGATAGTCCGTTGACCAGATTGGACTAGCTAGCTTACCGCCCACTGTGGTGCTATCAGTCTCACAATTTAGAACAATCTCTTGACCGGCATTAGCAATGTACTTAGGTGCGTCCTGAGCCACATCATTAACTTGGTAAATGTCTAGGTGAGTGATTGACATAAACGGGTTTTCATAGCCGACATTTTCGTCATCTTCGGCAATTGAATGCTTGAAGAACACTCCACCGATACCACCTAAAGCCGATTGATAATTTGAATTAGTGTCAACAAACGTCCCATGCACAATTAAAAATCGTTTAGGGTCTTTACATGGTTGCCCATTATGACTGCCACTGGTGTAGTATTGCGTGATTGACCAGCTAAACACCTTGCCATTTTTGATTAAGTCGAGTTCTAGCCAACTAGTGCTTAGCGCCGACTTTTCTTCTTTGTTGACGACCGTGATATACTTATCGACTTTTTTATTAATGGTTTTAGTGGTTACTTTGCCATGCTTGTTGCGTGATCTTTTAACCACTGTCTTAGTCGTAGTGCCAGTTTTAATTTTAATCTTCTGGTCACGGCCATTGCTAGAGCTACCTGAAGGGCCCTTACCCATAAATAGCGTTTCATGTTTACCATCACCGCCAGCAAAAGCACCACCCGGTTTAGTGATTTGTAAGTAACAAGTTGGTGTACCGCCAGAATTGGTATCAGCTAGACCAAAGCGACCAATCGTTGCTCCATTAGGGTCTAACAGCAGGACTTCCACGCGCCCCATTGCACGCCCATTATGAGTACCTGAGTGCTTAATGTGGTGGATTCTAGTTTTAACTCGATAATTGGTTAAACTGTTAGTCATACCGGTAAAGCGAACAGCGGGACCATACCAGTCTGGCTGATGGCTACCATACTGTTTAACCCCATTAGCTAGCTTGACCATTAACACTTGGGTATCTCGGTTGCTATCAGCTTCACCTTGATAAATGTACTTGCCGGCGGTCTTCATCTGAGCAATGGCATTGACATCATTAGTCCACTCAGCCATGGTATTTAATACGTCGCTGTTCACAACTTGCGTGTAAGGCTGTACTGCCACCGCTTGATCCTCATCACTATCTGGCCCTAGTCCATATTCACCACCATTTAAGGTGAAACCAATGTGCTTTAAATCACGCTTAGGTATGATCTGAATAACCGGCTCTGTTCTAGCCGTTCCATCAACAGTGATTGTATTTAAACCGTTATTTAATGGTGTTTCAACCTGTGGTAGAGTTGCCCGGGGATCAGACTGCACAAAAGTAATGGTTAGTGTCATGTCATACATACCAATATTAATCGGGGCTGGGTCACTAATCGCGGTAATGTGCCCCCAATATGTCACCTTAGGTTCAAAGCCAAATATCAGTGGGAATTCTTTACCATTATCACTAGGGTCATCACTTAATAGCAGACCACTTAGGTTGTGTATCACCTGATTAAAGGCGTCTTGATTATCAGCACAGTAGATTGACACTGGAATGCTAATCGTCCGGCTAGTAAAATCAGTGCCATTAAATTGGTTACCATACATGGCCGGTATGTCAGTCACCTGTTCAGCCATGGCCGGTGCACTAGGTAATACCACGTTACCCATCTCAACTTGCAAATCGTCCCGGCTATTCAAGCCCGCATATTCAAAATCATCTCGTTGTAAGGTCACGATTTAACCTCCTTTTTAAGTTTAACTATGTAAAAAGGGTGCCCAATTAAGGACAACCCTTTGATTAGTACCCCATCATTTGTGAATATTGTGAAGCTGTCTTATTTTCAGATTTAATGGTATCAATTACGTCTGACTTAGCAATGAATGCTTGTACATTGCCTTGACCTGATACTAAAGCTGCTAATAATGCAATAACTTTATCAAGTTTCTTATTGCTTTCGCTGTCTGTTGACGAAGTTTGACTGCCATTGCTGCCATTTACCACTTGACTAGCCTGTGAAATTAACTGGTTAGCACGTGATTTATTGGTCAATGGAAGCACCATTTCAGGCTTGTTATGCTCAGCAACCTCAATCAACTGGTTAGTGTTTATAATGCCACCGTTCTCGTAGCCTTCTGGTCCACTAACACGAGCAAACGCACTAGGACCTGACCCATATTTAGCCTTCATATAGTGGATACCAGCTAGTAAGTCATCATAACCATTAAGTGGATTGTTATGACCAGGGAACTTGTAAGCATCGAATGTTGGCTGGATAGTTTGAACCAGCCCTTTAGATGGAGTGCCTCTTTGAGCGTTAGGATCCCAATTGTTAATCACTGAAGGGTCACCGTTTGATTCACGCGCAATAACTTTCATCCAAGCCGATACTTGACTAGCACTCGCTTCAAAGCCGTTCTTCTTCAAGGCTTTGATAACATCTGGCTTCCAACGTTGAACACCTGAACCACCGGGGTTACTACTACCGCCATCGCCAAACTCATCGGCTAACTTGCTGATAAACTTCCAGAAACCACTACCTACTTGCTTCTTAATGGTACCTAACAGGCCACTAGACTTAGATGCCTTATCCGAGCTAGTACTGTCTGATAAACCGGGTACTCGTCCATAGCCAGCAAACGATCCATAGCCACCGCCATGAACTTTACTGATACCCATACCATCTTTCTCGTTTTCGGCAGAATAGAACTCGCCATTGCCGGTGTATACCCCAACGTGATCGCTACCACCTGGGCCAAAGAAGACTAGGTCACCCGGTTTAGGGTCGCTGACATGCTTAGAAGCCTTATACTGCTCACCAGATGTCCGTGGGAAGCTAATTCCAAGCTTCTTTAGCGTGTACTCAACTAATCCGGAACAGTCAAACGCACTAGGGCCTTCAGCACCGTAAACATACTTGTTTGTGGCGCCGTACTTCTCCATCGCATTAACTAGCGTAGAACTAGAAGCGCCACTATCTAGGCTGCCACTAACACCGCCCCATAGGGTTGACCACCACGTCTTAGCTTGCTTCTCAACGCCATTAAACAGCCCGTGGCCAATGTTACTCATGACCCCTGAGATGCCCTTAGAAGACCAGCTAAACAGGTTTTCTAGTGACTTAACCGGGTGAGCAATAATATTTTCAGCGGTATTAAAGAATTTCTCTAAACTGCCAACCTTTTTGCCAACCCAGCTAGTCACACCTGAGATACCACTAGTCACACTGTTTAAAATGTCACCAAAGAATCCAGTACCTTTAGCATACTTAGTCACGCCTTGCATTGCCATTAACATGGCTGTCTCACTAGCGCTCAATACCTCAGTGCCAGCGGGTAACATCATCTTAGTGTTACGTCCTTGAACAATACCTGAATCGCCATTAGGTAGCATGACCATTTCTTTGTTACCAGTTTGGGGGGAATCATTACCATCATTTAACATTGCCATAGTAGGGCGTGTAATTGGCTTACGTTGTCCTGAGAACATACCAGTACCAGTTGCTAGTCTGTCTAAAGTAGGTATAGTTCTCTTATTATTGCTACCAAAACTATGAATTACTGCGTCAACTGCTTTAATGCCATCATTAATAATGTCAATAACATTATTCATACCGTCTCTAGCAAACTTCTTTAGATTCTTCCAAAGACCTTTGAAGATATTCTCAACGCCAGTACCTAAACTAGACCAGCCACCCTTAAATTTACCCTTGAATGTTGATAGCCAGTCGCCCATTGAATGGCCGAACACTCTAGTATGGCTCAAGTCTTTATTCCAGTAACTATGCAAGTTAGACCGCATGGTATCCCAATGACTGTTCCAACTATGTGCAAAGCTCTTTTTCCATCCAACCCATCTGGATCCCATACTACTAAAGAAATCTCTAGTATGTTTAATTGACCTGTTCCAGTAGTGGTTTAAGTTGGAACGCATATCATTCCAGTGGCTGTTCCAACTCTTTCTAAAGCTAGACTTCCAACCGTCCCACTTCTTGCCCATGCTAGAAAAGAAGTCTCTAGTATGCTTATAGGAACTGTTCCATGCACCATGCAAGTTCCTAGTCATAGCATTCCAATGGCTGTTCCAACCTTTTCTAAAGCTGTTTTTAAAGCCATTCCACTTCTTACCAACGGTGCTAAAGAAGTTCCTAGTGTTCTTAACGGAACCATTCCAGTTATTCCTGAGCGATTTACCCATGGCTGACCAGTGGCCGTTCCAGCTCTTTTTGAAACTCTTTTTAAAGCTATTAAAGCTATCTGAAACGGTCTTAAACCACTTGCCAAACTTAGTCTTGCTAAACGCCTTAGAAGCGTCATTGACCTGTTTGTCCATCGCCTTCTTAAAGCCCATTTTTTGAATGTCTTTGCTAAAACCTTTAGACCACTTTTGAATATTCTTACCAGTTTTAGTGTCCTTTAAGAACCATGTAGCTAGGCCTGCAAATGGGTTAATCAAAGTAGTTAATATCTCGGTCTTGTGTTTTTTAAAGAAACCGGTAGTGGTTTTAGCCCATTTACCCATGGCGTTACCAACTTTACCTAGGGCTGAGCCAACTTTTTTCTCCCAGTCATACTTGCCAGTAAATAGCTTCTTCATCGAGGTACCAATACCATTAACCCACTTCCTAAATGGCTTAATGTACTTATAAGCGGCCACTAGGCCAGCAGTAAGTGCGGCTAAAGCAATGACTGTAATACCAATCGGGTTAGCATCAAGCGCGGCATTGAGTAACCATTGAGTGGCAGTTGCTACCTTTTCTGACTTGACTAGGCTAACCATGCCTGCAATGACCTTACCAATTCCACCGGCAACCCCATAAATGGTGCTACCAATAGCCTTTAGTTTAGACACCGCTAAATAAACCATGATAGCTTTACCAACGTTTTCAATGGCGGTCTTGTGCTTAGCAATAGCGGCAGTAGCACCAGCCACTCCATTCATACCTTTAGAAGCGTCCTTTGAATGCCCGCCAATCAGCTTTAAAGCACCAGCTACAGCTGACCATGCACCCTTAGCTAAACTGCCAACAATACTAGCGATCGCACCACCAGTCTTCTCGATTGACTTTTCGTGCTTGACTAGAAAGCTAATAACATCACCGACATACTGGCCGGTTTTTTTGCCAAGTGTGCCAACTAGGCCACTTAAAGACTTTTTTACATTGTCTAAAGCGCCCTTCTTCTTAGAGACCCCATCAATAGCCTTTTCGACACCAGCAACTAAGGGCTTGGCAAACGCTACTTTCAAATTGGTGTAGGTACCTTTAATGGCTGCCATTTTGCCCTTAGTCGTAGCACCGAACTCTGACCATGCTTTACCACTTGTTTTAGCGGCCTTGACCATATAGCCTTGCAATTGTGAGCCAGTAATCTTCCCAGCTGCCAACTGCTTGTTAAAGGCGGTGGTTGACATACCACTAGCTTTGATAATGGCCTTTTGAAGCTCAGGCACTTGGCTAAAGTTACGCTTAAATAGGCTGGCTGTTACTTTAGAACTACCAGCTAGTTTAGCAACCCCTTGAGTAAGCCCAGCTATCTGGTCGCCTGATTTACCTGCGGCTGATCCATAGCTAGTTAATACCTCGGTCATGGCACGGGCTTTAGTGGTACTGTTGGTCATAGCATAGAATTTCTTCTGCATGGCATCGATAGCGCCACCGGACATGTTAGCCTTAGAACGAATGTCACCAATTTGAGCCGTCATCTTAGTTGCTTCACTGTCAGACAGACCTAAATTAGTCCACTGCTTCTTAATCGTAGCCCCAGCTTCGGCTAGTTCATAACCTTGTTTGGTAACCCCTTTAATGTAGCCCACTGCACTAGATGCGGCATTACTAATTGTGTTACCAATTGCAGCTCCAATGGCAAAATGCTTGGTTTCATCACTAGTTTTCTTTTCTTCATCTCGGACTAAGCCTAATTTAGACTTGGCGGAATCTAGCATTTTAGTGAAGGCACTAGCATTAGACTTCTTCATGGCTGAATCTAACTCATTAGTCTCACTTTTCAGCTTTGCCATACTAGTAGCGGTCTCATTAACACGTACTTGCTGACGTTTATAAGCGTCACTAGTAGCACCGCTGGCAGTCTTAATTCGTTCCAGTTCGCTAGTTTGGGCCTTATACTGAGCCTCCATATTGGAATAGGCCTGTTTTAAACCACCCAATTTAGCCTTGTTAGCTTCGGCTGACTTACCCTCGGCTTCTAGGCGCTTAACATAGGACTCACTTAAAGCTGTACTCTGTTTATAACCCTTTTGTAGGTCGGCTAAACCTGAATTGTAATACTGTAATTTAGACTTAGCTCGGTCTAACTGACCACCCATTGATTCGTATGACCGACTGGCCTTGTTAATCTGGTCAGACAGCTTTAGATAGGTTTCTTCACCGTCTTTAGTATCCCTGTTTAGACCTGATTGACGCGACTTTAACTCATCAATCTTAGCCTTTTGAGCTTCCATTGATTTGGCTAAGCCATCTACCCTAGCTGCGGCCGCCTTTTGATACTCTCCGGCTGATTTCAAGGCCGTTTCTTGAGCCTTCCAGCCGCTGGTATTGGCTTTAACTTCGGCCGTCAACGTCTTTAGTGATTTAACAGCTTCTGCTGAATCTAGGCCAACCTTACTGGTCATCTCACGGCCGACTACTTTTTTAGCCATTCTTTTTTAACCTCCTTTTAGGCACAAACGCTTATAAGCCATACGTTTGATTAATGGCTTCTAGTGGGTCAACCAGTTCAGCACGGTCTTCCTTTTTACGAGCGTTTAAACTAGCCATCATATTAAAAAAGGAGCTATCATCAAATTCTTTCGGTGATAACCCCTCGGTTAATAATTGTTGAGCTAGTAAGTTGAAGTCTTCCTGTTGGTTTTTCAACTTTAGGACTTCCTTTTTAAGCTCACCGTTACGTTTGTGCCGGCTTATTTTGACGACTTAGAATCTTCAATGGCTTTACGTTGCTTCTGTTCAGACAGTTTAATATCAGCGTCTGAGATACCGTTTAACCGCATGATTAGGTAACCAACACCTTCACCAAACTTATCAATTGAGACGGTATCATTAATCGTTTCCATCTGCTTGTCAGTGTATCCCATGACCCGTTGTACAAAGTCGGCCATTTCTTCCTGTAATTCTAGGCCGTCTTTCATTGCATCTAGTTCAGTAACTTCCTTCTCAGTATCTTGTGATTCCAACATGCCGATTTGAACCTTGGTAGCTAATCGAATGATATTGTTCGTTGGCGTTACATCTGCTGTCTTGTTGATTTTAAAGTAGTTTTTAGCGTTTATTTTCATAATTATTTGTACCCCTTTATTTAAATTTGTATGTATTAAAAAGGCCACCCAGTTGATGGAAGCCTTTTAAATGTTGCTATTACGGTTTAACAGTTGTAGTAGTGGTCGTTGTAACCGTTGGACTTAACACATAGCCACCAAAGGTTTCAGCGTATAGCTTGTCTAGTTTGAAGTTAGCGTCATTTGATTTGGCAATCATATAAGGCTGTTGTACCCCATTTGCAGCTAAGAAAATATCTGGCTTCAATGGCGTTAAGACGGTACCATTTAGGGCTGTTGAGTAAGCAGCTTCACTGTTTGTATCAGTACTGTTATTAGATGCTTCTTCGACAAACTCGATGTTGTTGAAGCATTCATAGATTGAAATGTCACCATCTAATGATTGTGATTCGGCAATCATTGCCACATGAGGCTTAGGTAATTGACGTACCCAGGCACCCGTATTGGCGCTTTGTGTGAACCCCTTTAGCATCTGATTAATCTTGAAGTCTAAATCTAAGGCGGTTAAAGCCAGCGTAGGCATAGACTTACCGTAGGCCGTCCGTTTGACCTGGCCATTGCCCCAGCCGGGAGTTCCGGCCGCTTCAATAGCAGTTACATTGATTTGTGAAAAGCCTTCACCTTGGTGGTCAGCAACGTAGATACCGTCAGTCGATAGACCTTTATCAGCGTCTTTAATTAAGTCGCCGTTTTCGTCTAGCAAAGCAAAAGTTGCTTTGACAATGTTGTGTTTTGACATTTATAAATCTCTCCTTTAAATCATTTCATTTTTAGCTACGTAAATTGTTTTGGTTACTTGGTTGGTATATGGGTCAGTTGTGTGGTGCTGACTAGATACAATTAACCAGCCGGCAGCTTTAATACTTTTCATCAAAGCTATCTCAGCTTCCAATGGGTTAAAGTCATCGGCTAGGTTAACCTTATAAAAGATTTGAATTTCAACACCCATGGCTAGACCTTTAAACGTGTTGTTTGCAAGATAGGCCGGGCTTGAATCGTTCTCTTGCAATAGCATGACTGTAATATCAGTGTTGTCTAAATCTTCGTTAGGTATTTCATTAGGGTAGACTTTATCTAGCCATGTTAAATTGAGGGAATCAACTAGGCTGGCTACCTGTGATACTGGTAATAACACTAGTCATCGTCCCCCTTCTTGTATTCATCTAGCATGGCGTTAAAGACATCATCTTGGCTGTCGGCTAGGTTATCATCAACAAAGTGGTCAGCCTTAATGTGCTTGGTACCATCGTTTAACCGCATGGCATTCATGTCATGGTACTTATTAGTCCAGCCTACAATCGAGCTTCCATCATGTTCACCGTCTATGTCATTGCTGTTATAACTTATGTTGTCAGCCATGTGTCCGTATTTCTCGTCTTTATGATTTGAATAGTGTTTCTTTCGCGTGACTTCCGTCAAGTTATCAGCTAACTTCTTAGCGCCGGCTTTGGTTATCTTCTCTTGTTCAGCCTCGTTAGGGACTAGCTTGTGGACGTCTTTAAGCCAGCTTGCTAGTTGGTCGGCCATATCATCTTTTGCCATAGCTAAGCCCCCTTAGTAACTAGTTTTAAAGTCAGGTAGTCGTAGGCTAGATAAGCATTTGAGTCGTCCATACTGTTAATAACCACACTGTACAGGTTGCCTTGATATTGGCATTTTATACCCTCTTTAACGGTGCTGTTATGACGTATGACGACCACGACTTCATCTAATTGTTCAGCTGTTAATTGGTAGCTACTAGCAATGCTCCTAGTGTAAGGCGCACACCACAGGCTAGCTGTGATTACAAATGTCTGCTTACTAGTGCCATTAATAGGGTTCTGAACCGTCTTAGTCGTGCCGATTTGAAGCTTACGGTTAAAGCTGGCCGGTGTAAGCTTATTTAGAGCCATTTATTCAGCCCCCTTAGCGAGGCAAATCGCATCTAAGTGATCAAGCATTAGTAAAACACCTTTGGGCTGTCCGTTGGCTAGGTTGCGATCATAATAAAGTGCCTGAGCCAATGTGATGATAGCCCGTGCATACAAGGGACTGTCTGCAATATCTGGATAGGCAGAGTATTCAATGCTATCATTTACAATTAACTGGCTAGATACTAACAAACTAGTTATTGTAGCCAATTCTTCGTCAGTCTGATCAATATGCAACTCATCGCACACTTGTTTAGCCAACGTTTCATCAATTGTAATTTAGATAACCCCCTTTCAATTAGCCGCCCGTCTTGTTACCGTACTGTGTATTTATTAGCGACTAGTTAAATGCTACTTTCCAGTGCCTGCGGTTGAGCCTGACGTAGTATTGGTTGTGCCCTTGATGTTGACAATTAAATCCTTACGAGCTTGAACAACATCTTCACGCAAATAGATCCCCAATTGTTGATACCAAACATCATAGGTATCCATGAATTTACCGGTAATTTCGTTGTTTTTAAAGTTAATAACCGCCTTTTGCAACGGTGCAATAATGATATTTACATCGCCAGCCTTAGCGCTTGGGAACAACGTATCATCAATCACAACAACCGTTTTGCCAAGAATCGTGCTACCAGTTCCCTTAGTTAAATCTGGTTGAACCAGTGGACGACCCTGAGTGTCTTTTAGCTGGTCCAAAGCATTAAAGGCAGATTGAGACAATACAATTGAAGCGGCTGCACTATCGTTAGGCTTCAACGTCATGTTAAGTGCCGTCTTGATAGCTGCAACCAAGTCAGTCGCTTCCACAGCGGTAACGCCATCGGTCAACGCCTTAATAATTAAGTCATCATCAGTGTTATCACGTAATGTAATCAAACTTTGGGCTAGTTCTGATTGCCAATCATAGTCGGAATCGCTGAGCAAGTCCTGTGAGTATACATATGCTCCAGTCTTTGTTTGCAAATCCCAATTAATTGGAACAACTTTCAACATATTGTTTTTAGTCGTCGCACCGTATTCAGAATGGTCTGATAGTTTTTCATCAGTGTCCCACATTACTGGCAGCTTGCCAGTAGTATGTTTGACTGATACAGTCCGAACTAAGCTGCCTAAACGTGGGAACTGGTGTGTTTCGTGTTCTACGTTTAAAATATCTTGTGGGATAAGTACAGACCCATCAGATAAGCCAATACCCCCAGTTACATCACGTGTTGTTTTACCATTTTTTAACACAGAAAGCATATCGCGCTTGCTAATTTCCATTTCCTTATCTTTAGTTAATGTCTTCACTTTTTCTGACCCTCTTTTATTTTTAGTCTTAGTTTTTGAGTCTTCCTCAAGTTCTGAATCATCAGAACTGCCATCATCTGATCCACCATCGTCACTATCATCAGGATCATCATCCCGTTTAGAACTTTTAGTTTGCTTTTTAGTGGAATCAATAGTGCTTTCACCATCTTCTTTATCTGAATCACCCTTAGAATCCGTCTTAGAAGCACGGTTTTCTTCTTCACTTAGCAATTTCAAAGCTTCGATTTTTTCACGTAGACCGTCACTTTTACTGCGTAATTCCTTTACTTCATCGACACTACGTTTGATTTCGGCAATGTCACTATCTTCCTTGTCCAAAAGTGATCGTGAAGCAATCGTTTTAGCTTTTAACTCAGCTTCATTTTTTGCTAGTTCTTCTTGCAAAGTTTCGATTTTCAAGTAATGTCACTCCTTTTCTAATAAATCCAACAAAAAACCGGCCTTGAGCCGGTATTGTTGATCATCGTTAAATTGTTTAAGCCCTCGTGATACCGATACTGAAGTTTGCGTGTAAGCAGGCAATGCTGTAATACTAATTTCAACTAATTGGTCAATTTGATTAACGGTATGAATAACATTGTCGTTATTATCAAATTCCCAGTCGTCATCAGCAATCGTGAAGCCAAATGAGCAGCCTTTTAAGTTACCATTCTTGATGTTTTCATAAACATCTCGTCCTAACGTCGTGTTCGGCATGTTCAATGTGAATAAAACACCATTCTGATCAACCTTTAATTCTAGTGAGCCACTATCGACCCGCCCTAGAATGTTGTCTAAGTTATGGTCATACAGCGCAATGACACTGTTCATATTGACACCGTCGAAAGCGTCTGGACTGATATACTCGGTAAAGCCCATGTCTTCACTGGGTTTGCCAAATACTACTGCATAACCGCTTACTTGGCCAATTGCTGTGGTATCATCACTTGATAAATCACGAGTTTTTAAGTCTTGAATGTAAATGCTGCGAACATTTTCATCCTTATGAATCTTGGTTGCCAATAATTCCATTACTTATCACCCCCTTCTCGGCAAGCAATGTCTTAACTTCATCAGCATTGAACACAGGACTTGTTCCCGTATTGAGCTTTGAAATCATATCGATGATTTGACTACCATCTACGTCCGTACTGTCACGAACATTCAATTTCAAATTAGGTAGATTTAACTTAAATGCCAATTCCGAAATCATCGGATTAATATACCGATTCAATGAACTGGCGTAAAACGACATAATTTGCTGACTATTGCTTTGTGCATCTGCTTTTGTGCGGTTCAAATATGAACTAGGAACACCAAACGCTTCAGCAACCCGATCAGCAGACCAGTCTAAGTTGTTCAAAAATTTAGCAACATCCGCATTAATTTGAATCGTACTAAGCTGTGCCGACTGATCCATCACGATGGTTTTACCGGCATTTTCGCCGGTATTTTGTTCATCAAAGCTATCTCTGATAGATTTTTTTGACTCTTTATCAAGTTTGGCATCTGGGACATTAATAATGGTACTTGGATTAATGCCATTTATAAGTGTGGACAATGTCAACCGATTAGCATTTTCACTAACCTCGACCGGGTAGATGAGACTATCTAAAGGCGAAATTCCCATGAATTCTTGCCCGCCAACAATTTCACCTGTCGGCATCAATCTGATATGAATCATTTCAAAATTATCTGCCACTACGGTACCACGATCATCGGTAAAATTAATTTCATAACTAATATTTTCAAGACCATCTGCTAAATTGACATTTACTTGTGACGTTGGGATCTGTTCTAACCATTGCGTAGAGCCTAATTCACCATGAATCAGCAAATAACTATTACCAGTTAGTAAGGCTTGAATCAGGCTAGACTGCCAAAAGGAATATCCATTAATCAATTTACTTGGCTGTTTCAGTAAATGGTCATATTTACCGGTATTCTGAAATGCGCAACTTGCAATATCGCTTGAAATTAAATTAATCATTGCAAAAATGTCGACATTTTGGAGTGCTCGACGTGCATCAACAAAATTGTGTGGAATAACTTTGCCATTGCTAACGCTGAAACTAGGAACATAGCCTTTACTGCCTAGAAACTGTGAGCGTTTCTCGAACATCTCAAATGGTTTATAAATACTAATAACAATTCACCTCATTTCTATTTTGGACTGTCACCCAAAATTATCGCAACTAACACTAGTGCGATTCCGAGCACAACCCATCCCAAAATAAGATTAAACAAAAAGGCTCCTATCACAATTGATAAGAAGCCAAGGCAAATAAAAATAAATGGTACAAGTAACACTAATTTATCTAATTTCATATTTTAACCTCATCTAGAAACTGAATTCATCTTTGAAATAATCGTTAACTTCATCCGGTTTCATATTTGCAAATGGGTGTTTAGCGCTGTCTTCAGCCTCACGTCTGTCCGGACTGGTATACCAATATTGAGCTTCACTAATGGCATCAATAATGGCGTCAACACAGTCAATTTTAGCTGAATGTACCGCTTTATCGACCTTCACACCATAATTATTACTGGTAAGCACCGCGTTAGTCAGACTGTATTTTAGAATCGGGTCATCATACATAGTAATTAGGCCACGAATAAATTGTTTCTGCAATAGTCTAGTTGGTGCATCTAGCGATAACGTTCCTTGTCTTAGCGTGATAAATGGTATCTCTGGGTGGTTTTTATCCATCCATTCCACCATGGGACTAGCTAAATGAACGTCGTATACAAAGGCTTTGACGTTCAAACGATGTTCCTCAATAAAATCTAAGAACCAATCGCCAATAATCTGCTCATCAATCAGGCCGTCCGCATTCCGCGCCACATCCGCATAGCCTTTGGCTTCCGCGTCACTATAATTAATACCATCGTGTTTAGACTTTAACACGACGTTCTGCTGTGAATGCGCAGTTGGCACAAATGAGTGTTGGTAAACAAACATCATTTGACGTTCTTTTTTGAAATGTGGGAAAATGAAAGCCAACGATGAATCATCATCAAGCCGCGACATATCCAAACCAACGTAAACATCACGACCATCAATCGTGAATGAATCATTAGGCACAACTGACTTCTGAATATCATCAAGCTGTAAGTATTTGTCTTTCGAGACTGCCAGCCACATGTTCAAGTTGCGATTCTGAAACCAAGCGACATTACCAGTGCTTTCTCGTTTGTCTTTTTCATCAAGTAAGCCTTTTAGCAACCGCTCGTGCATCTCAGCTAGTCCGAGCAACGGATTTGACTTTTCCCATGTATCCGGGCGATCTGTTTCATCGATTGAGTCTTGCTCCCAGCAAAGGAATAGGCTAGTTTCAGACTTGCGCTCATTATCTTTTTCAATGACTCGCGTTAATCGCTGATAATCATGAAACATTGGCACATTACTATTTTCATATGCCGTCGAAATAGCGATCAGCTGCTTATTAGTTTGATGAATTTGCCCAGACGATAACTTGCTTAGAACATCATCGTCATAAGCCGCGTCGCCGTATTCATCCAATACAGCCGTATTACAGTGATAGCTATCCCATTTACCGGAATTGGCTGTCAATCTTAGAATCTGATTACGTGACTTAAAGCTTTGTATCAGATCAGCTGAAGCGTTGATTTCTTTAGCCTTAATTCGCTTCTTGAAATACGATTGGCTTTCAGCAAGATAATCAATTGTACTGCCTAAGTACCGGAATCCCTTCTTACTGATTTGTTCAGTCGTCCCAGAGTAAGCGAAGTCCAAATTTTTACGATTGCCAGCTTCAATTAAATAGCCATAAGTCAATATAATGTTCATCAGATAAGTCTTACCGTTAGTTCGTGCCACTGAAATTAGCGCATAAGTAAAGCGTTTCTCACCACTCTCGTTCCGCCACCCCTGCAGCAAGCACAAAATAGCTTGCTGCCAAACCATTAACGGCATGGGCTTACCAGATTCTACATCCGGGCAAACCTTGGCATAGTCAAGAATATGGTGACATTGCTTCAAATCATATTCATAATTGAAAGCATCGTCATAGAAGCTCCGTTTCAAGTCATTCAGATGACGAAATAGGGCCAATTTCATTTTTCGCCCTGCCATTTGTTTACCACTAAGTACCAGATAAGCATAGGCAGTAGCCGGGTCACGGTAAGCCTTCCAGATTTCGTCAAAATAGCCTTCGTTATCTAATTTTCGAAATACAGAATCAGCCTCCACTCCTCGTTGGCTAAAATCAAACTGCTGCACTTTAGAACTCGCCATCATCATCACCTCCAAACGGGCTATCTTCGTCATCATCATCAGGGTCACCAAGCTTTAATAGCTCAGCACGACTCTGTGGGGTCAACCCAAGCTCTGAACTTATCGCCCGAATATTCTTTGTTGCCTTATCTAGGCTGTCGACCGCAGGATTTTTCTTGATAGCCTTCAATTCTTTATGAATTACTTTGCCTTTGCTATCGGTGGAATAGTCAAATACTTCAAACTGGGCACCATGTTCGCTAATGCTCTTGGCACTACTTCGCAATACAAAATAGTTATCACATAGCGCCTCAACCAGCGTTTTATCCATCTCGTTAGCAAACGAGTTATCTTTTAGCATCGGCACTATCCTGCGCCACATATATCGCGAGATACCTTCCATATATTTTGGCGGTGAATCAGGCAAATCTTTAATTTTCAACTAAATCACCTCCATATCCTAGTTAGGGTGCACATAGCTACCAGTTTTTTATAAATTTATGTATATAAAATGCCATAACGTTGCCGTTTAGCGGCTAGTTAAGGCACCTCAAAAAAAGTTTTGAAAATTGCTCGCGTAAAAAGAACGCCACCATGTTGTGATTGCTCCTTTCCTAAACGTCGGTGGGGGGTATTTTTAATCATTGCGGTCGATTTTTCTGATATTTCATTAATTCTACTTGCCTGTTTTCTTTTTTACCTTTGCAATATAAGCATCCAATCGTCTACTAGCACATCCTTTGACATAGTAATAGGCTAGTATGTTGCCAACTAGGATAAAGCCAGCTATAAAGATACATCCCAATAAAGCTAGCTCCAACAGTATGCTAATAAATATGCTGGTGAATATCGGTGTTAAACTAGCCAGCCATAGCAAGCCGCTAACTACTAGCATTATCAGTAACCAGTGAGCCAAACCTAGCAATTGGCCAATAAACTTGCCTAGCGTGATTGCTTCCTCTTGATTTAATTCGTCCATCTAGTTGTTACTCCTTTTATTAATTGTTATATGATCTTCTCCTTGATAGCTTTCTGCCACCATTCTCGGCTAATATGTTTTAGTTTGTTGGCTCCTTTTGATTGTTCTTTAATTGATTCTTCAAGGTTCGTTTTAATATTGTGGCAGCGATAGCACAGTGTCCATAAGTTATCTTGGCTAAGTCGTTCCTCATTGCTGACTTTCAACGGATGAATGTGATCAACAATCTTCCGGTCAGTTACTGCATTACCACACACTTGGCACGTCGCCATATCACGGCTATAAACGTAATCTCTGACAGTTTGCCATTGCTTAGTGTGATAGAACGTGTTAGCTTCTGGGTCACGTCTAACATGATTATAATAAGCCTGATGGTCTCTGCGTACTTGCTTGCCCGTATCTGTTTGGCTTTGATGGTTTAAACTAGCTTTGTAATCAGCTTTACGCTGTTCGTTCATCGCTTCGTGTTTGTCACAGAACGATTGGCTCTTTGGCACTACCTTATTGCAGCCACCCCAATTGCAATGCTTCATCAACGTCATAGCATGTTGCACCTCCTTATTTTTATCCAAACTAAAAGCGCCATGCTGTTTAGCACGACGCTTCATCCATTTATCTAAGTGGGCATCCATCTCCGCTTCTTGTGGCGTTACGTAGCCGTATTTGGTGTTAATCATCTTTGCCATGAGTTGCCTCGTTGTCTTCCATATTCATTGTAATTCCTCCTCGTATGTATCAAAAAAACTCCCACCAATAAGTGAGAGACAGTTTGAAGCCGTTTTAACTTTTAAATACAGGTTTATACACTATTAGCTTGGATATCAATACATTAATTATAATTAATCTCATATAGATTCCAATAACATCTTCCCAGTATCAGTTGGTCGTTCAGCACAGACCGTTTTTTGGTTATCTCCTTGTAACGTTCCTGAAACAAATTCAGCCAAACCGTTCGTTTCTAAATCAACAATTGCCATTTGAAGAGAAGTCAACGAAAACTTTTTAAACTTTGGAACCTTAGAAAACGCAGAAGCTACCAATTTTGTATTATCGCCCTGAACCTTTCCACTAACAGTAATTCCCACACTCGGGTTAGGTACAAGTGGCCAAACAGCTGTATTCTTTAGTAAAACCAAAGCTTGCGGTGAACTTTTATCAATCAAGCTCAAGATACTCTTTGTTTGTGAAAATATCTTGCTTAAATCATCTTCTTCAGTCAACTTTTTCAGATATTCTGACATCAGGCTCAATAAGTCATCGTCGGCTGGCGAATCTGACAATATTGAAACAATTTTTGAATATATGCTGAGGCCATACGGATCTGTAATTAAATCAGTCAGCTTTAACAGGCCTTGTTCTTGGTTATCAACCTTCTGAAGATATTCTGCTAATAACATTACTTTCTTCATATCATCAAGTCTAGTTTTAAAATGATCTCCAGTTTCAACTACATCAAAGATAAGATCTCCCCATTTTCCATTTAAAATATCTGAAACTAGTCCTTTTCCCTGACTTTTTGCAGTATCAATCATTGCCGTCTTCACCTCCCCAGCATCCAATTTTTTCTGCTTAATTCGTTTTTCAATTCCAATTTTTTCTGCATGAATGATATATTCAGGATGCTCGATCATCATCTTTATCTCATCGTTTTTGTTCAATTTAAAATCACCTCAATAATATAGTACCCGATATTTCTATCAGATACTATTTTTTATCGAAGCAATAACTTCCCCAAACATCACCCCCTACAACCAACCCGCACATAAAATTTAAATGGACTCGAATCCATTTTCTAATGCTTTTTACGTATTTTTTCAGTTATATAAATCTCCAAACTAATCTAGCTAGACAAAAACTCCCGCCAATAAGCGAGAGTTAGTTTGGAGATTGTCCGTTTTGGAGCCGTGGACGCGTTTAATGTGCTTGGTAGGGATTTGCACCCTACATAGCAACACCATCCTGTGTTGCCTCTTAAAACGTCTACCTATTCCGCCACAAGCACAGCCAATGTAAACAAGACGATGGGAGTTCATGTTATGAAGTCAATTCCAAACACGACTCCAGCCCTATTCAGCAGTTTAGTGACTTGCTTGGGTCGTAAATGGCTCCGGTAGGATTTGCACCTACTCAGTCTCTCGACAACGGTTTTACAGACCGCCACAGCTCACTGTCTCTGTCGCAGAGCCAAACAAGTATCCGCATTGGTTTGCGTAGTTAGCTTTAGCTACGATAATTTTAAGCTACATGCTCATTAACGCCTACTACTTAGGAGCTACCTAATTAGCTGTTAATGTATTACAAGGCATGGGCTAGCACCATGGCTACCAACGTTCAGATGATTTAGGCATATTTTAAACATAATTTTGTTTTAGTATGTCTGTAGATTTATCCTACTGGTACTTGACTGGTCGTTTATAAACGGTATTACCGCTTCAACTACAACACCGACTTATTGAGAATCCCGTTTGGTTCTGCTAGTTCTCACACTAACATTTACTTGGGCTTTGCGTCGGCACAACCGTCAATGCTTTTTATCTCAAACTTGCTACTATAATCTACATATCGAAACAGCTTTTTTTCACTGCAACCCAGTTGTATTAAAACTAGGTTCAATAATTATTAGGCTATCGTCTAATAACGATCGTTCAGTCGCAGACATGCTGGGCGGAATTATCAGTTCCTCATACACCAGCTTGATACTTAATATCGCCGGTAGGCCTCGAACCTGCATCCCATTGTGGCTTACCAATTAGCCCACAGCGACTACCAGTCTGTAATTTGGAGGATTACTTCATGCACGTCAATCACATTTGGCATACTACCAATTTAGCACGATTATAGGGGCTAGTTTTCTCACTTTTTTCCACTATAGATCATATAATCCTAATCTCTTTGCACACTCATTAACAAATGCGTTTCTTAGTTCATATGCTCGCGCCTTACCAACACTCAATAAGTTGTTATCTACTAGGCCAACCAGAGTATATCTTGGATGATTTCTAAAATACAATTCAGTAATAATAACCTCCGTATCATGTCCCACATCATCTAGGCAATCGTCAATCACTTCCCGCTGATGTTTCAAAGCATTAATGCGTCGATCGTCATCAATCGTGATAATCGTGTTGAGTGTCGTTTCCGGATACTTGTATTGTGCCTTGCCACCTCCGACATTATCATCACGTGGTACAGTTGGATAACGTAATTCCTGTTCACGTTTCTCGATATACTTGTCAATCTTGGGATAGTCACGTAGAATATCTTCAACTTTTCTAATCGTCGTTCGTTTCACTACCAATTCCCCTTTCACTCAACACCGCAATATTTCGAACACGTCCCGCTTCGTATCATTGCTCGTCATTAGTCACCTCCACAATAGTCATTGCTGGTGTCGTCCACCAGTCGGGCATGTCATACGCTGCGTCCATAAAGTTGTCGGCTTCATCATAGGTGTCGAACGTCGCGATGACCTCGTGTGAAAACATATCTTGGCACTCATACTCAATTGTCATTTCTTTTCCTCCAATAGTTCCGGGTTCTCGTGCACGTTTCCAATAACTTCAAATTGATTACTCCAAGAGTCGTGCAGGCACGGTTCAATTAAATGCGGACCTGCCGGCTTTAAAAACATACCCGGTCTACCAAACAAATCTTCTGAAACAATTTCATTAATGCTTGGCACCATAGTTAATTCACTAACGTCAGACCACGCTTTAACAATATCTCCCTCATAAATTTCCTTGCCATTCACGTCTTTCAGGCCGGTAAACTGCAATAATTCAACATCATCATTTTTAATGTCCCAAGTTTCGTTTTTCCCGTCTACAATAACGTTAACAGAACTGGGCGTCCCTTGTGTATCTCCATTTTGGATTGCTGAGACATAGTCAGCCATTATCTTCCTGTATCCGTTCCACGCTCTAAACTTAATCATCGTTGCCATCTCCTATCACTAGCAGACCTGTGCCAATTGACTTAAGATCCATTCTATTGCTTCATATGATTCACTTGATTCACTCATTTTTAATCCTCCGGGAACGCTACCTTTAATTCTTCAAAGTAATCATCCATAATCTCTGTATCTCCAAGATCGATGTAAATACAGTCTTCTTGAATACGTGCTGGTATACCACCATCATCGAAGCTACATAGCTTCTTCAATATCTCTTTAAAATTCGTCCAGTCATAATCCGCCACCCAGATAAATAATTTATCGCCATGCCATCTGTATTCTTGAATACATGGTGCCTTAATGAGTTTGATTAATGCTATGTCCATTTTCAGTCCTCCCCGAACGCCCGCTTATTAATGTTGTACGGCTCATATTCCTTGACCAGTTGCTTATTATCCTGTGCTTTAGCTTTGTTTGCTTCGGCGTGTTTCTTCATTCGCCGGTGCTTCTGTTTAATCGTTGAACGTTTCTTAGTGTGTTTAGGCATCCTCGTCCTCCATAATGTAGTATTTGTTCTCGTCAATCGCGCGAATACGTTTATCCAACCAAACGTTACTGTGCTTTAGCTCCCGAGACGTCCTAGTTTTACCCTGCTTGCCTTTCATGACTAATTTAATAGCATTATACTGGGTACGTGTAATCTCCGTGTAATCGCCTGATACGGCCTTAATTCCAGGCATCTTATGCAAGTTAGCTAGTTTGCTCTTAGGTACGTTATCCATGCTGCCATATCTCGCTTCTAGCTTATGAATTACTTCCAGTTCTTTAAGCCAATTTTTTCTTGTCATAGGCTAACTTCCTTTCAAGCTCTTGTTTGTAATGAGCGTGTATCTCATTCGTACAATTTGGGCATGGGGCAAACGTGAAACCATAACTCCCAAGTGGTTGCTGAACAACTTTACTACCATGACATAATTCACAACTCATACACTTCTGACTCCTTCCATGTTGTCAAACAGCAATTGACAGCTAGTATCCTTGGTATATAAGCGATCGATTGTTTTGCCATCATACATACTTTCTAATTGCTTACGTGTGTTGTTAGTCGTAATGATGGTTATATGTTTGACTTCGTTATGATCAAAATCGCAACGCGCATTCGCCACTTGATACATCAGCGTCTGCAAATCTTTGTGCACTGGCTTATAGAATCCTTTTTCGGTTGGTTTACCGCCTTCAGTACCAAAATCGTCTAAAACTAGAACATCAACGTTTTGCATGTCTTTTAAAACGTATAGTAACCGTTGACGTACGTCCGGTGCTTCGTATTTCTCATTTACCAGCCGTAGCAACTCAGCTGTTGAGACAAACATTGCTGTCTGCCCTACGCTCATTAGCTGGTACATAATTGCTAGCGCTAATGATGTTTTGCCAACGCCGGGTCCGCCTGCAAGCGCTACGTTGAACTGGTTAGTCTCTAATTGCCTAGCTAACTTAAATGCCTGATTGCCAAGCTCTCTAGCTTTAGCTTGATTAGGCTGTTTATCAACCTGCCAATCATTAAAGCTAAATCGTAGTGGCACGCCTCCAGACCAGACTGACATGCGATAGTAATACCGTTTTCGGTTAGCAATTACGCCCGCATTCGCTCGATCAATTGTTTGATTATCCAATTCTTCTTTGGTTGGCAACTTAGTTGTATCAATTCCTCTAGCCGCTACTACTTTCTGAATCGTGGCTTGATTGAATAACTTCGTTACATTTTCCATTAGCCAAACCAGTCCTCTCGTGTTTGTGGCGCAACATTAGTCGGGCGATCCCGTTCAGCCTGACCCATGAGCGTGTCATACTGCTTGCGTAACTTTCCTGCCGATAAAATGTTTGCTTGCCAGAATGAATTATCCTGTGACCAATCTACTAGCCAATCTAATTTTTCATAATCACGATGATCACGTTCATGAGCTAGACGGATGTCATTAGCCCATTTCTGTAAGTTTGGTTCTTTGAAGTCAGATTGCCGTTGCTTAATTCTGGTCAATAAATGGACTGCTACTTTGTAGGGTGGATCATCGGGTCCATACTCGGTTTTTGAGTTGGGACGTTTATTATTTGTAGTCTCTGTAGTAGTCTCTGGTAATCTATTGGTATTGGTGGGGACTGTCAGTCCCATTCCATTGGGACGCTCAGTCCCTATCGTTGGTATTGTCGATCCCAATGCTGACCCCAAATTGTCTAATGCGTCATAATCGATTCTGTACCACTTTGTACGGTCGAATTTTGCTTTGTTATAATTACCAGTGATTAATAATCCGCGCTTTTCAAGGTCTTTTAAATAACGCTGAATGGTTTTTTCTGACAACCATGGAAACTGCTCATGCCATTTTGCGGCGCTATTATAAATCCACCTGAATCCATCTCTTACGTTATTAGACCTATTCAGCCAATAATGAATCTGTTGAAGGATTAATGCCTTGTCGGCACTATCCAAGCTGATCGCCAACGATGGCAACACTTGTAGCGGTGGTTCATCAATAAGTAGGCTTCTCATCTATATCACCTCAATTCAACTTAGCACTGTGACAAAACGGTACAGCTGTAATCTTTATTTCTTGGTCTCTAAGCTTTTTTCTGGCGGTACGTGCGTTCTCTTTGTTTGAGTATACAGCGATTACGGCATTATTATCCGATAATACAAACACCATTTTATCCTCTCCTCTCACGCGAACATTTAAAAATCTGCCATGACTATCTCTGATATAAAAAGTTCTGTCTTGCTCAAACGACACATTTTCTTTGGAAGTCACCCACATCAAATTATCTGCACGATTATCACTTTTAACATGGTTTATGTGATGCACTTGTGGCTTGTTGTATGGATTTTGAATAAACGCTTCTGCAACCAATCGGTGAACCCTTTTAGTGGTATGCTTCTTGTTTTCTGCCAAGACTACATACAAATATCCACGATCTGACACATTGAGCTTTAATATTTTGGATGGCAAGGTCATCGGATGACCATTTGATTGAATAATTTTTCTCCCATTAGATTTGATTCTCCCTAAATTTGATACTTCGTAACCTGTGTATCCTCTTATTTTCTTCCAAACTTCTTTCAAGATTCTCACCTCATCCCGGTGTATTAGTCACTGCTGTATTTACCTTTCAAGCCAATTCGTTTTAGTGTTTCTAAATCACATTTCAACACTATATTCAATTAATCCCAGCTTCTTTAAATTTTTCATAGCACGTGAAAAGTCATTAATGCTAATGCTGTTTTTACTTAGCAATTTGTATGTGTCACATTTTCCAAGTGCCAGTTCGCCAATTATCTGAATAGTCTTCAAATCATTTTGGCAAAGCAACCATTTTTCATATAGTGAGTTTATGTTTTTACTAAGATGACCAATGTCTGTAAAGTTTACGCTGATTCTGTATCCATTTTTAATCATTATTTCAGCCCCCTATTAAACACCCATACATTCAAGTAAAATGCCATCGCCATATTGTCTTCAATTAGCCGCCATTCTGGAGCTAATTCTTGTGGATCGATTGATACAATCCGTGTAATACCATGAAGAATGCAATCCTGTTGTTCTTTGTAAGGTAATGGATTATCCATAATTAGTGGTCTCTCTTTCTCAGCACTTGCAAACATTCCTGATTAGCAGTAACATAGATGCTAACCTTTGAATAGTTTTCTTGCTCACTACTCTTGTATTCCACTCCAGTAGTGGGCTTTTTTATTCCTTAGCTTGCCAATAAACTAGTTTTAGAATAATATAGATGTTGGCATTGAATAAATACTCCATTAGTTCATCGTTAGCCGTTACTAGCGATGGCTTTTTTTGCACTCGTTTCCAGTTGTTAACTGATAAAACTGATACTTTTTGCATGATCATTCCTCCTACTTGAGCACTTGAATACCATTGGTAATAATCTCGAATTGCTGTCCATTTTGTTCAACTACAGCCACATCTTTTTGAGTGCGCAATGTGAACGGAATTTTTTTAATATCTACTACTTTACCAACGCCGGCTTCTCGTATTAATTGGCCACAACTATACTCTGCCTTGTAACTCACTCGATCACCTACATGAACTTTCATGGTTATTCCTCCCAATACATTGGTGGTAATGTAAATGTCCATCCATCGTCGTTTTCTTCATCTGGCTCGCAAACATTAATATCGTGTTCTTGTAATTCAGCAATAAACTCTTCTGAATAGTAAAGACGCGGGTGCCTTTTAATAATTCCGGTTGTGTCATAAGCAATAGCATTAATCAGCTCACGTTCATCTGCACGAATCGCGTTATACTTACGTGCTCTTAACGCGTGCTCAATGTCTTCTTCATACATATCATTTCCTCCTTACTCTGCACCTTCACTGCCTACTTGAGTTTTATGTGCTTCTAAAAACTCATTTGCGTCATCTTGATCAATCCTTCTAACACCACCTATCTGTGTAACTTTAAGTCCCTTTTTAATGAACGAATACAATGTGTTATAAGAACCAATGTTGAAAAATTTTAGTGCTTGCTTGTAATTCATTTGCTTTGGCAAATCTGTTTGCATGCTGTTTCCTCCTTAAATTTCAAACATGTTGCTAACTTATGACTACTACTTTCTAATCATTCACAATTGATGGTCAGAACATGCGAAATCAAAATAATGTTCATGGCGTATAACTCCTTATAGCGTTACAATTAGTATGTCTTTAATAATTGAGGTGATTAAAATATGAATGAAACCAGTAAGTTCGTTGCTTTTGAACTGTTAAACAGAGGCCAACACTACGACGCCCTTTACAAATTATTAAAAAACTTTTCTACTCACCGAAAAATCACAGAATCACTTTGGATGGTAAATACTTCTCTCACTCCTGCAAAATTAAGAGACACTATAAAACCCTGTTTAGATGAAAATGACCATCTATTTATTATTGACTATGTTTCCGGATCACGATCTGCATGGTTTAATACTATAGATGATTTTAAAGATGCCTTAGCCCATGAAGATGACAATAATTAATATTCATTATTTTTTTATTGTCTTTTTTCAATTTGATTGTTCGAAAACAAAAATTATTTATTCCAATTAATCGAGGCGAATTATTATTAAATATTTAATCAGCTATGACTTAGAAAGTTCTTCCGAAAATTATGAAGAATTAATAACTGCCATCAAATCTTTTGGCGGATGGGCCAACTTAACACATTCATGTTGGTGCATAACTTCTGGCTTGTCTGCAAAAAGCATACGCAATCATTTGGTAAAATATATAAATGAAAATGACAAACTTTTTGTGGCCAAGCTAAGCGGTGAAGCTGCTTGGCACGGTTTCACGGACGATGTCAAAACGTGGATTAAAAAGCACTAGTCTCTATTCTTACTCTGGACCCCCATGTTACTTGCAATAATGTGGAGGTCCTTTTGAATTATCCATAATACACATACCAGTTTATTTAGTACTCTTGCTATTGCAGTGTCCTCCTTAAATACCAAACCAATGTTTAATCTCACAGCGCTTGTACCACACGGTTGTTAACGCCCAAGTTAATACTGCTACTTCTACCATGGCAATTCCTCCTTATGAATTGAATCATCAGCTACCCGCCTAGGTTTTAATCACTTAAATTTTGATGATTCAATAACCATTTTTCGACTGCTGGGGCGTACCATTTTCCGTCTTCTTCTGGCTTTGGGAATCCTTCTTTGTCGCGATAGTGCTTGTCGAATGTATCAACCTTAATGCCAAACTCAGAGTAGAAATCTTTACGTCCAATCATTTTATGATCAACAGCTTGCTGACTACGGCCGTCCGCGATTCCTTGTTCATATGCTTGCGTAAAAAGCTTCGACAAAGCACTTATCAAACTGTCCATCCTGGTCACTCCTTTCGGTGTATAATTTTGTTAGTTCAATTAATCGAGGTGATGAATATGGTTAATGAACAAGACTTAATTGCCGCTATTCGTTTGCATGCGCCAAGCCATTTGCCCGGCCCAGTTAGCATTGATGGTCTCCTATCCGAATTAGGAATTAATGATGAGAGTCTTTTGACGAACGCTTTGAAATCTTTACAGGATAAGGGATACTTACAATTCGGATACGGTAATGGAAAGATAAAGCGTATTAGTCTAAATACATCTTTCCCTCTATAAGTTTTTTAGTGACCCTTGTTCACGGTAAGGGTCACCTTTTTGAACTACTAGCCAATTGTTTGCAACTAAGTCTGTGAACGTTGGTTCCCAACAAACCGAAAGCTGTTCACCATGTGTAAACGCAATTAATCTTCCTTTTGTATCAGTCGCTTGAACGTAGTAAGTTGAATCATATTTCAAATCACTAGCTCGAACGATCTTCCCATTCCTGCCTGCCATTTTTAGTGCATCTACTAATTCCATATTGCTAATCCTCCTATGCTGGCTGTTCATTTAAGTAAAGGTCGCTCATACCAAGCATGTCCGCTGCTTGTGCTAAAGCGTCATAGTTTGCCATTTGAACTTCGTTAACTGTGCTTGGCGACCACTCACCACCGTTAACCCGAGATTTAAGGTTAGGGTTCAATGTCGTATCGTTATACTCAAGCAAGAATTTCAGTGCTTCACGTACATTTTCAAATTCCATTGTTTTGCCTCCTATGCTGGCTCCTTGTCTAATCGAAGTGACGTCTGCCGAATAATCGTTTTAGTTGCTGTAGATGGCTCCCAATCGTTAATGAAGTCCATTACCATCTGGTAGTCCTTCTTGCGTAGCATTGACCGAGCACTCACGTTAGCAATCTTCTTGATGCCACTGCCGATATCTTTGAACAGCTCGCCTCGTTGTTTCTGTGTGATATGACCATAGCTATGTGCGACTTCCGACACGCGCTGATTAACACGCCGGTTAAGCGCACTATATTCAGGATTAGGAATAACTTGGTTCTCTTTTAGATCCTTTAAATCATCCTCAACATCATCTAATCGCTGGTTAGTTTCCTCATTTGCATCCAGCGCCAATTTTGCAAGTTCCCGTGGTGATGTCGGTAATGCAGGCCGTTTAATCTGTTGCTCCATTTCGTTGAAAGCTTCGATGTAATGCAACTTAAATTCAAGTGCTCGCTTACCGTTAAATCCCATTGCTAACAATGTGAATCCATCACGATTCATATAGATAATTGGATATTCTTGACCATTCTGTGGATGTACATATGTTGCCTGATGGAACATTTCAGATTCACTGAGGGTCTGTCCATTTTTGGACAATCCTTTCGATTTATCTCGCAACACAGCAATATCACGTAAAACATGTTGATGATTTTTTCCAAACGCCTTAGCAACTTGCAAGCTTGTCGTAACAGCTTGCTGATTATACATAGTAACCAACTTGTTCATCTTCTGGTTCCCCCTTTAGTCATTGATATTGAGTACCGTATAGATCTTTTTCCTAATGCGAACAGACTTTGGTGACATATCGGCGTGAATGGCTCGATTGAGCTGCTGAGGTCCCACACCAATTAGGTCTGCTAACTCGACTTGACTCATACCACGTTCAAGCAATCGGATTTTAATTTTGCTAGTAATCTCTTTCGCACCACTCAATAATTTTTCCTCAGTCATTTTTACACCTCCTTGTTATTTATTCATCAAGTTCTTGCATTCTTTAACACATTCGTGTAAAATGAAGGCATAAATTAAAGCACAACGAAATATCTCCATCACGCGCCTCACTTGCCAAAGTAGCTGCGCTGTGATATCTGTTTTTTGTCGCTTAATTACTTGATGAATTAATAATAACACGTACGTATAATTTGTAAAGCACTTTTGTGTTATTTTGTGTTATTTTTAATTGTCAAACTTGAAGGAGCTTTGATATGACAACGTTTGACAACATAAAAAAATATGCCACTCTACGTGGATTGAACTTGCGAGATACTGCTACAAAAGCAGGTTTAAGTCCAAATGCTATCTATAGATACAATCAAGGTGTTGAGCCAAAATATCCAACCCTGAAGGCTATAGCTGATGCTTTATCCGTAGATGTGAGCGACTTATCAGATGAATATGCTAAAAAATCTGAGGTTCAAGAGTCTCCAACCCAAAAGACCACGGAGTCAAAACACATTGACGTTGATGATATCGTTAATAGTGTTGCGCCACTTACACAACGTGATCATGCTTTATCCGATGAGGACCAGGCTGCTATTCGCGCGCTTGTCAAAACTTACCTTGAAAGTAAGGAAGGACAAGACCGACTACGTAAGTATGGTGGTTACGATAATAATGGTAAAAAAACTGACGGGAAATGAAGTGATTAGATGATTTATGACACCTTGCAAGAAGCGTTGACTGATATGGAAACGTTAGGAACTTGGGACCCTGATCGTCTAATCCGCTATTTTGGGATTACTTACCATTATACTAGTGACTTACCAGATAACATCAATGGTTACTCACTACCGTTGACTAGAACCTTTTTTATCAATGAAAATACTAAGTCACCCATATTTGTAAAATGCCATGAGCTGCAACACTGCTTACTCGACCCAACCGTTGAGCCACTCATCGATACTAGTATGGTCTCAAATTCAAAAATAGAATCGCGTGCGAATCGTGGTGCATTCTATATTATGATTAAGAACTACCTAAATACGACTGATATTGAACCCGACGACTTTAACATTCTCAGGTTCGCTGAGAGCTACCAACTCGAAACCAAACATTTATTATTTATTCGAAACGTGGCTGAACAAGAACTGGGTATTAAGATTAGTCAAGGCGTGTTTAGTCTATAAAAAACGCCCCACTGCCGCAAACAGTGAGACGTAGTAGCCAATGATATTGATACACAAATATTATTATAGACCAGATACGGATGTCGGTAAAAGCTGAAATTTATTGGAGGAATTTATTATGAGTAAAAAGGTGACAGGGGAAGACGGGAAAACTTATGTTGTTAAAGAGAAAAAGCCTTGGTACAAAAAATGGTGGGTTTGGGTCATTGCAATTATTGTTGTAATTTTTCTATTTGCTATGTTTGGCGGATCTGACTCTGATAGTAGCTCTAGTTCTAGTAACACCAGTTCTAGTAACACCAGTTCAACCGCAAAAAGCTCTAGCAAAAAGAAACAAACCGTTGAAAAAAACACAGCTAAAGCTGTGACACTCGGAGCGGGAACCTATAAAGTCGGCCGTGATATTCAACCAGGACGCTATGTTATTCGAGCAAAGTCTGGAAGTGGGAACGTTTCCGGTGACAATGACTTAAACCTTATCCTTGGAACCACAGTTGACAATGATTTAGGGCAAGTCGACAGTTACACAACCGATTTAAAGAAGAATGCTGAAGTTAAACTAGAAAGCTTGCAGTCTGTTACTTTCACTCCTACACCAGCCAAGCGCTCGTTTAAGACGACACTATCCGCAGGAGACTGGGTAGTAGGGAAAGACATCAAAGCTGGTCGTTATGAAATCACAGCCCTACAAGGTAGTGGTAATTTAACTACTGATGATGGAGATCTTAACGAAATTCTGGGTACTACTTCCGATAAGGATCTAGGACAAGTGACAAAAGTTAATGTTGACTTGTCAAATGGACAAGTTCTCAATAATGCACTTGAAAGTATTAAGCTAACCGCAAAATAGTAAATATATTTTGCACCCTGCCCACTACCAGCCTAGCGGGCAACATGCGAGCGTAGTTCAACGGTAGAACATGTCCACTCCAAAATAGAGTCCCCCGCTCTTAACAACTGCTATGCAGGTTCGACTCCTGCCGCTCGCATTGACCAAATACTGATGTCATTAAAAGCTGACTTGTTTGGGGGTGATTAATATGACATATTTTGATCCTGACGAAATACTTCAAACAAAAGAAGAAGCTTTAGATTACATGGAAGTGCATGGCATTATGACAGATGCCACCTTTCCAAAGCTTAATGATACGGGAAACACTGATAAACACATGGCTCCTGTTTACAAATATCTTAGAGAAAATGGTATGTATATACTTCACACTGGTTTCTATGATAGAACATTTAATTTTGGTGCAATATACTTTATGTTTGATGCAAATCGCTTTGATTATCAAACTGCACCAGCTGAAGTTAAGAAGATTTTGAAAATTTGGTCAAAGTTTCAATCTAATTAAACTAAAAAGCACATCCCCTCCCGCCAAGAAGTAAGATGTGCTACCAATAAAAGCCAGTGGATTGCTCCGCTCTTTTTACATACATAATATTATCACAACTAAGGAGGTGATGCCTGCAAGTCCTTAAAATTCTACCCGCCTAGGTGAAATTTAAGGAGGAAATATAAATGGCAAGTATTAATAAGCGTGGTAAAAAATGGAATGCGCGTGTTTCATATTACGATGATTTAGGGAATCGTAAATTTATCAATCAAGGTGGTTTTCGAACTAAGCGTGAAGCTCAAGAATGGGCTAACCAAAATGAAATTGATGTTAGCAATGGTATAAATCCAAGATTAGGTAAGCAACTATTTACGGATTACTTTTTAAAATGGTATCAGACTTATAAGGAGCCAACTTTAGCAAAGTCCAGTCGATTACGTTATCAGTATACACTTGGAATTGTTAATAATTATTTTGCGGGCAAACGGTTAGATGAAATAACACGCACCGATTATCAGAAGTTTCTAAACGATTATGCTAATCCTGTAGGTCGAAGCCCTCGTTCGCTTAGCAGCTCCGAAAAAGTTAACGTGCAAATTAAGTCAGCCGTCCAATATGCTATCGATGATGGCATTATTAAGCGCAATTTTACAGCGCACACTAAAATTAGTGGGCGCCCAGAAAAGCCTAAAGAAATGAAATATTTAGACGGCAAAGATGCGGAAAAGCTGACTCGCGCGCTTGAATCAGACTTAACGTTTGCTCATTTAACTAAGCTGATGGCGTTGGTTAGTTTGCAAACTGGTGCTCGTTACAGCGAAGTTGCCGGTCTAACATGGGATTGTTTCTCTTTTGATTTCAAAACTCTGAGAATCAATAAGACCTGGGATACATTACAACGAAATGGATTCGCTGATACCAAAAACGAACAGTCCAAGCGGCTAATAAAAATTACTGATCACTTAGCTGATATTTTAAAAAGTTTTCACGCTCTGCAGATTATAAAGTTAGAAGAACTAGGAATTGATAATCCACTTGATTTGATATTTATTAATCAGTATGGACGTGTACCGGACAACACAAGCGCCAATCAGACGCTTCACAGAGTTTTAAAACGTATTGGGTCTAAAGATATTACCTTTCACGGACTGCGCCATACACACGCTTCATATTTGATTTACAAAGGTGTCTCAATTTACTATATCTCTGAACGATTGGGTCATTCTAATTATTCTACAACCATCCGTGTTTATTCGCACCTTTTACGAGAAATGAAAAAAAAGGAGACGAGCAAAGCCCTTGTGGCTCTAAGTTCGATGGACGGTTTGGTGCACAAGCCGGTGCACAAATCTTACAAAAACGCCTAA